GGATGGGAATCTTCGGCAGCCTCTTCGGCCTCAAGCGACGCATCGCCGTCGGCTTTGACGCCCCTGCCATGTGGGTCTCCTCGTCGGTCTCGGAGCTGCCTGCGGTCCAGCGGTGCGTCTCCCTGATCGCCGGCGACGTTGCCCGCTGCCCGATCCTGCTGCGCGACTCGGCCGGGAACGCCGTCTCCGACCCCGCGGTGGAGGAGCTGCTGTCCGGGCAGGCGCAGGGCCAGTACCTGACGGGCTCCGACTTCCGCCGCTGGATGGCTGCCGAGGCGCTGCTGACGGGCAATTCGTTTGCCCAGATCGTGACCGACTCGCTCGGCCAGCCGGTGGCCTTCCGCCCGATCTCCAGCCAGTCGATGTCCATGCGCGAGGACACCGACGGCACCCTGCGCTGGTACTACCAGGAGCAGGAGGTGGACTACTCGGCGGTCCTGCACTTCAAGGGCACGACCTCCATCGGGAACCCGTACTGGGGCGCCTCGCCCCTGGGCGCGATCAAGACCGCTGCCGAGTCCGCGGCCGACATCGAAGGTTCCATCAAAGCGTGGGCCAAGGCCGGCTGCCAGCAGAAGAACGTCTTCAGCCATCCCGGCCAGATGCGCCCGGACGTCCGCGACCAGATGCGGACGGCCTTCACGCTCCAGCACCTGACCCCGGGCGCGGCCTCGCTGCCCGTCTTCGTGGGCGAGGGGATCAAGATCGAACAGATGTCGCCCACCTGGGCGTCGGACGTTGCCGCCATGCGCGGGTCGGCCTCGAAGCTGGTGGCCAACGCCTTCGGCGTCCCGGCCGCCTACCTCGACATGAGCGACGCCCGGACCCAGCCCGAGGTCGCCCAGGCCTACGTGAGCGGGTGCCTCGAAGTCTGGGGCCGGAACTTCGAGAGCGAGATCACTTCCAAGCTCTGCCGGCCCGGCGTCCGCGCCACGTTCGACTGGACGCCCGTCACCCAGGGCGACTTCCGCACCGCCGGCCGCGCCTACGCGCAGCTCACCCAGGTCGGCGTCCTCGCCCCCAACGACGTCCGCCGCCGGCTCGGCTTCGAGCCGTGGCCCGGCCTGGACGAGCCGCGCCCCGTCATCTCGGGCGTGACCGCGCAGGAAGACGCCCAGCCGCAGGAGGAGCCCGATGCGTGAGATCCGCGCCAACCTGGTCCCCAGCGAAGACGGCAAGATCCGCGGCCTCGCCGCGGTCTGGGATTCGTGGTCCCACCTCATCACCGAGCGTGGCCGCACGTTCCGCGAGCGGATCAAGCGCGGCGCCCTGAAGCCCGACCCCGAGGGTGTGTCGCTCTGGTGGATGCACGACCACAAGGCGCCCCTCGCGAATGAACGCTCGGGCACCCTGAAGATCACCGAGACCGACGAAGGCCTCGCGTTCGAGGCCGACATCGGCACCACGCAGCGGGCCGAGGAGATCCGCGACCTCGTCCGTCGCGGCGTCGTGTCCCAGATGTCCATCGGCTTCATCGCCGACAGCGACACGTGGGACGGCACGACCTCACGAACCATCACCGGCGCACGGCTCCACGAGGTCTCCCTGGTGGAGACGGGCCGAGCGGCTTACCCCACCACTTACGCAAACGCACGAAAGCAGAAGGAACGCACCATGTCGCTTCGCGAGAACCGCTCGAAGGTCGAGCAGCTGAAGGCCGAATACCCCAACGCCACCGATGAACGCCAGCTCCAGATCCTGGAGGAAGTCGGCGACCTGGAGGAGATGATCGCCGCCGAGCGGTCGGCCTTCGACCAGAAGCTCAAGGCCGCTCCGGCCGCCGTGGCTGCGCCGTTCGTCCACACGAACCGCATCGCCTCCAAGCCGAAGGACGAGCTCCGCGAGTGGTTCCGCGGCGGCTTCCGCTCCGAACGCGCCACGTCGCTGGCCATGACCACGGCCGGCAGCGCAAACACCGCCATGGGCGCCGACGCGACCATGCCGATGCTGTCGAACGAGTTCGTGAAGGCGCTGGACCAGGAGTCCGTCATGCGGACCCTGGCGACCGTGGAGACCCGCGGCGCCGACACGGACGTCGCAATCATCTCCGGCCGGCTCACGGCCTCGCTGATCGCCGAAGGCGCGGCGTACTCGAAGCAGGACATGGACACCACGAAGGTGTCCTTCACCTCCTACAAGTCGGGCGTCTTCACCGACATCACCGAGGAGGCCCTGCAGGACACCGTGTGGGACCTCGCGGGGAACGTCGTGCAGGAGCACGGCCGCGCCCACTCGCGCCTCTGGGAAGGCTTCTACGCCACGGGCACGGGCTCCAGCCAGCCGCAGGGCGCCTTCGCGGCGACCTGGGGCACGACGCACGACACGGCGGCGGTCGGCCTCCCGACCGTGGACGACCTCGTCAAGGCGGCCTACAAGCTGAACCCGGCCTACCAGCCGTCGGCCGTCTGGCTGATGAACCAGGCGACCTGGGCGAACGTTGTGGCCACCGCCACCAGCGGCAAGTACCTCCTCAACGGCGAGAACGGCAACATCCTCCGCGACGGCGCGGTGGCCCTGTTCCTCGGCAAGCCGGTCTACATCTCGGAGTTCGCGCCCACGGCCGCGACGGCCAGCACCATCTCGGTGCTGTTCGGCGACTTCAAGCGCGGCTACCGGATCGTCGACCGTTCGACGGTGTCCTTCACCGTGGACGACATGAGCCAGCGGTCGTCGGGCCTCATCCGCTACAGCTCGCGGATGCGGTCGGACGCACGTGCGGTCGACCTGTCGGCCGTCGTCCGTGTCCGCGTCAAGCCGTCCTGATTCAGTCTCCCCCAGAAGCTCCTGGGGCGGGGTCCACGCACCCCGCCCCGGGAGTAATTGAGGATCGGCCATGCCAAAGCCCACGACCGCACAGGCGAAGGACTGGCTCAACGTCCCGCACACGCTGGACGACGCCAAGATCGCGCAGATGGTCGATGCGGCCTTCGCGGAGTGGCAGGATTCGACGGGGCGCAGCGAGGCCGAGATGACCCACGCGGAGTTCGTGGCGATCCTCGAACGTGTCGGCAACCTCTACGGCTTCCGCGGCGACGACTCGGTCGGGCCTTCGACCTGGTTCGTGGACGCGATTCGCAGGATGCACAACCCCAATTCGGTGGGCTGAACCATGGCCGGCGCCGGCTACCGACGCGAGCGGATGAAGTACCAGACGATGACCCCGACCGTCGACGCGGCTGGGCAACAGTCCATCGCGTGGGCAGACGTCGTCACGCTGGCCGCGGTCGTGACCCCGAGCCAGCGCGAGGTCATAGACGACGGCGGCGTGGCCGTCCGCACCGACGTCATCCTGGAGGCGTCCTGGCACCCATCCGTCGCGGCTAAGGGCCGCCTGGTGGAAGTGCCCAGCGGGCGCATCTTCTACATCTCGTCGGTCACCGAGCCAGACGGCGGCCGCAACCGCCGGCTACGCATCGTCGCGTCCGAGGTGGCCACGTGATCCGGGCCGTCTTCGAGAACGCCGAGGTGAAGGCGCGGCTCCTGGCCATGAGCCAGGTGGCCCGGGAGCGGGTCTATCGCAAGGTGATGCGGCGCAACGCGAAGCCCGTGGTGAACCAGCTGACGCAGGCCTGGAAGGGCGCCCGCCGCCGCCAGGGCGAGATCACGGGCGACATCGCGTGGGCGCAGGAGGCCCGGCTCAAGTTCAAGCGGCGCGGCAAGGCCGCCGGCATGGCCACGCTTGAGATCGGCACGAACTACAAGCACGGCGGCGGGGCGAAGCTCTGGCACATCATCGAACGAGGCTTCCGCCACTACGGCAAGAGCAAGACCTACCGCACGATGGGCACCGAGGCCAACCGGATCAAGGCCGAGCGGAAGTCCTTCGTCTCCGAGGTCGCCACGGCCAACCGCGTCCAGGGCATGGGCAAGTCGTCCGTCGGCATCGCCTTCCGCGCATGGCGCGAGAAGCACGCCGACAAGGACGCGAAGCTGGTGGCCGCCGAGAAGGGCAGGGGCGAACGCCGTGCCGACGCCCGCCGCCGAGGCGGCAGCGCCGTCGCCGGCCGCTGGATCTCGCGGCCCATCGCCCAGAAGTGGGCGCCGCTGCTTGCCAAGAAGGTCCGCGAGGACCTGATCGCCGAGGTCCTGAAGGCTGCCCGCAAGCGCCCCGCAGGCGTCCGCAAGCGGACCAAGCCCGTCGGGGCGGCGGCTGCGTCCGCGGCGCCCGTGGGCGCATCGTCGGGCGGTGCTCGCCCGGGCCGTGATGCGCAGGGCCGATTCCTGCGGAGGTCGGCATGAGCCTCATCACGGCCATCTACGACCGCCTGAAGACCATTGCCAGCACGACGGTCAGCCCCGAGCTGCGCCGGCTGGGCGACCCGACCCCGGCCGTGAACTACTCGGTGTCCTGGGATTGGACCCTCGCCATGGACGGCAGCCGCACCCAATACCGGGTCGCGACCGTCCGCGCCCAATGCTTCGCCGACACCCTCCTCGTCGCCGAGGCGCGGGCCATGTCCGTGGTCGGCCGGCTTGAAGGGGAGTGGAGCCAAGGGAACTACGACGCCGTCTGCCGCTCCATCGGGTGCGAGCAGGGCATGGCCATGCCCGACGACGGCCAGGGCGACGCCGAAAGATTCGTGACCGTCACCGCAGAACTACAGATCAAGGAGCCCGAGTAATGCCAACCCGCGCAATCACCGGATGGGGTGGAACCCTCTCCATCACGCCGTCTGGCGGCAGCGCCACGACGATCCCCGTCCGCAATGTCAACATCGAACGGCAGGCGTCGGAGTTCGACATGACCTCCCTGTCTGACACCAAGATGTTCGCCGGCCCCGGGCGCGTGAAGCGGACCGGGTCGTTCGAGGCCTACATCTCGTCGGTTACGGGCGGCATCACGACGGCAATCGAAACCATCAGCGGCACGACCCTCGCGACGCCGATGTCGCTGACCTTCACCGACAGCGCCAACACCGCGACCACGATGAGCATCATCATCACGGGCGCGAACCAGACGCACTCCAACGAGGACGCGGCGATCTACTCCGTGACCTTCTCCGAGACCGTCACCGTCGGCACCCCATGAGCGGAACCACGGGTCCATCCTGGCGGGCGCTGCACCTTGACGGCGTCGGAGCCGTCGAGGTGCGGCGTCCCACCTTGCGCGACATTGCCGGGGCCTCGGACAGGGACCCCGCCTGGTGGCACGGCTGCGTCCGCATCGACGGCCAGCCGCTCACCCGGGACCAATGCCTGGACCTCGAAGCCGACATCGCGAACGCCTTGGCGCAGGAGGTGGCGAAACCGCGATCCCACCCTTCCCAGGCGCCGTCCGACGGATGTGGCGCCTGAACCCAACGCTAGACGCAGACCCCGAGCTGGCGAAGGAACTGACGACCTTGGAACGCATCGAACACCTCCTCACCGTGATGGCCTGCGCCGCGACCCGGCAGCCGGCCCACGTGGTCTGCCCGTGGCGGCGGGCTGGGATCAATGCATTCATGCAGGCGATGAACCGTGGCTAGCACGAACATGAAGGCCGTCGTCACCCTGACCGCGGACGCCTCGGGCGTCCAGGCTGGGGTCAACCAGGCAATCGGCCACCTGAACCGGATGCAGCAGGCGGTCTCTTCCATCCGCAGCCTGGCCATCGCAGGCGTGGCCATGGACCTCGGGAGGTCGATGTTCGGCGGCGTCGGCGAGCTGCTGTCAAGGATCGAAGACGCGAGCCGGTCATTCAGCCCCGCGGCCATGACCGGCGCGAATTCGCTCGCCATCGCGGAGCAAGACACGAACATCAAGCTCGCCGAGGCGTTCGGCGAGACCATCGGCCTCATCGACGAGATGAAGGCGCAGGGCCTCCGCGACGTGGTGGACTACCTGGTCGACAACAAGGAAGCGATCGGGCAGGCCATGATCAACCTGGCCGAGTTCGGGCTGGCCATCGCCGACCTGACGGCGAAGACGCTGGTGTTCCTTGCCGAGACGTTTAATGAAACCTACGGCTACGTGCAGGACGCCATGGCCGATCCGGGTACGACCTTGGCAGACACGACCGTCGGCCTGACTGCCCAGGTGTTCGGGCATGACGCGGCCCGGTGGCTCGAAGGCATCTACGACCGTCTGGGGGGCGAGTGACATGGCAAGTCGCCTGATCCATCGCCCGGACACCGACTCCTTCTCCTTGGCGGCACCAGGCGAAGAAACAACCTGGACGCAGCAGTTCACGTTCGTCTACGACGACGCCACCCTCAAGACCGTCTGGGACGTCTACGGCGACAACCTGGTGCCCAAGCAGGGCAGCCGCTACCTCCCGCCCGGAGCCACGCCAAGCACCGACATCCGCTCCCGGTTCATCTGCCGCTCGGTCGACATCCGTCCGATCCCGCAGTCGCCGCGGGCGTGGGACGTCCGCGTCACGTGGAGCCACCGTCAGCCGCAGGACCCGACCCGTCCTTACTTCCGCATCACCCGTTCGACCGGCTTCCGGTCGTTCGCTGCATACCGGGGCGGGGCGGCCATCTTCACGGGCGTCCCGGCGAACGGCTCCGTCCCGTACCCGCCGACCGGCTGGATCGGCGGCGACAAGCTGGACGCCAACCAGCAGCCGCTCACCTGGCGCATCGCCCAGCAGTCGATCTCCGTGGACATCACGTGGGACCGGACGTTCAACAAGTCGACCGACGCGGTGTCTGGCGCGACCCTCCACCCGGACCCGCCGAACGAGTGGACGTCTATCTACTGCGGCACCCGCAACAGCATCGCCTTCCTCGGCTGGCCCATCGGGTACGTGACCTACCTCGGCTGGACCATGAGCCCGAGCCCGGACGAGACCGCCGTGGTCTCGCACAAGTTCCTCGCCGACGATTACCAATTCCTCGAACAGCGCCCCGCGCCAGCAGCAGGCGGCACCGGAAAGCCGCTCCTCGCCGCCGGCCTGAGCTGGGGCGCAGGCCCCGTGATCCCCGTGCAGTCGGCCGCGAACGTCGCCTGGTACCAGCCGTACCAGGAGCTCACCGACTTCTCGAACCTGTTCAAGTGGCGTTCCTGGGGCGCTGCCGGCCCGAACGACAACCTCTGGTGGCGGATGTCCAACCCCGCGCCGCTGATGAACACGAACCCGCCATGACGTACCAGGAACCCATCTTCGAGCGTGGCCTGTTCGGCAAGGCGAACGCCTTCGTCACGAACGCCTGGAGCAACGCCGCCCGCGCCGCCAGCGACTACGCGGAAGGCATGGAGTGGGCGCAGCGGCAAGTCGTCGCCGGTGCCGTGACCGAGACCTGGCTGGCCAAGTGCACCGCCGCCACGACCCTCGCCCCCAACCGGTGGCGCTACACCTTCGAGGATTTCGACATCACCTCGGCCGCCGCGCCGCTCACGAACTCGAACACGTTCGGCGAGGGGACCGGGGCCATCAACATCCGCGAGCTGCGGAACACGGCCGGCGCCATCGACGGCACCACGATCCCGACGGGCGCCACGGTCGGCCCGGTCGGCAGCGTCTGGAACGGCACGGCCTGGACGACCACCAACCTCGAAGGCTACGTCTGGATGCACGCGACCCAAGACACCACGGGCGGGACGCTCTTCTGGTTCGACACCCCGAACCCGGTCCGCTGCGCGTCAAGTTTCTTCACCGAAGGCGAAGGAGGCGGCGAGTCATGATCGCGAACACCGCATACATGGCCATCGGCCCGCGACAGATCATCGTCCAGGGCTCGGACTGGTCCAGCACCGTCACCGTCCGCGACGCGGCGGCTGCCGCGGTCGACATCACGACCTACAGCTTTGAGGTCTACGCGGAGGTGAACGGCGTGAAGGTCGCGGGCGCGATCACGAAAGTGAATCTCCCGGGCGGCGTCCTCTCGGTCTCATTCAGCGACACGCAGACGGACACCTTCCCGGCGCCCGCCCTGGGCGTCGCGCAGCTGTGGGCCGAGGTCGGCACGACCCGGCTCTGCATCCTGACCTGGAACATCCTGACCGTGCCGGAGCTCACGCCATGACCCGTTCGATCTACTCGCTCTGGCCGTGGACGACGACCTCCCCGTCGACGCCGTGCCTCGCCACCGATGCCCCCAACCAGCCCGGCGGCCTGACCGCGACCGGCGGCGTCGGCACCATCTCGCTGTCGTGGACGGCCGACAGCACGGCCGCGCCCAACCAGGCGACCTACTACGAGGTGGAGCGGAGCATCGACGGCCTCGGGTCGTGGAGCGTGATCGCGACCAACCTTGGCACCAACAGCTACACCGACACGGTGGCGGCCAGCACGACCCGGCACTACCGGGTGACGGCGTACAACTGCGACAGCGGAAGCCTCGCGAGCACCTCTGCGTCCGCGAAGACCGCGCCCGCCGCGCCGAGCTCGCTGACCGCGACGGCGACCAGCAGCACGCAGATCAACCTCGCGTGGACGGACAACTCCTCCGACGAGACGGGCTTCATCATCCAGCAGCGCAGCCCGTCGGGCTCGGGGTCGTGGAGCACGATCCACACGACCGGCGCGGGTGCGACGAGCTACTCGGTGACTTCGTTGTCTGCGTCCACGAACTACGGCTTCCGCGTCGCGGCGACACGCACCTCGCCCAGCGGGACGAGCGACTACACCGCCGAGGCGTCCGCGACCACGCAGGCAGCCGCCAGCACATATTCAGTCGAATATCTCACCGTCGCAGGCGGGGGAGGTGGTGGTCCTGTCAACACAGGAGGTGGCGGCGGAGCGGGCGGATATCGCACCGGCACTTTGAGCCTGACCCCAGGAAGCGGTGCCAAGACCGTCACTATCGGCGCTGGAGGAGGATCGCAGGCAAAGGGGAGCAGCAGCGTATTTGACTCAATCAGCAGCGAGGGCGGCGGATTGGGCGGCGCCGCTGGAACGAACAACAACGGCGGCAATGGCGGCAGCGGCGGCGGTGGTTATGGCTGGGGCGGCTCCCCCGGTGGAACAGCAACCGCTGGACAAGGCAACAACGGCGGAGCTGGCGGCGGAGCTGCGTGGGGCGGAGCCGGCGGCGGTGGCGGAAGCGGTGGTGCTGGAGCGGCCGGATTCGGGAACAACACCGCGGCAGGTTCGATTGGTGGAAATGGCGGAAATGGAACTGCCAGCAGCATCACCGGGACGAGCGTTACCCGTGCCGGTGGTGGCGGAGGTTCCGTATTTGACGCAACCGGAACCGCTGGCACGGGAGGAACAGGCGGTGGCGGGAACGGTGGGGCAAACTCGGTCGGCGCAAACGGCACCGCAAACACAGGAGGTGGCGGCGGTGGCAGCAGCGGAACCGGAAACAATGGCGGCTCCGGCGGCTCCGGCGTGGTGATCCTCCGCATGGCGACCGCCAACTACAGCGGCACGACCACGGGCAGCCCGACCGTAACCACCAGCGGCTCGGACACGATCTTGACCTTTACGGCTAGTGGCTCATACAGCGCGTGATCCCATGGCACACTTCGCAGAAATCGACATCACCAACACCGTGACGCGGGTCATCGTTGTGCATGACTCGCTTGAAGCCAACGGCGCCGAGTGGTGTGCGAACACCTACGGCGGCCGCTGGGTGCAGACTTCCTACAACGCGAACGGCAACCCAGCGAAGAGGTTCAATTTCGCCGGGATCGGTTACACGTACGACGAAGCCCTGGACGCCTTCGTGGCGCCGCGCCCATATCCGTCGTGGCAGCTGGATGCCGCCTGCCGCTGGCAGGCACCCGTCCCGATGCCGCAGGACGGCGAGCTGTACGAGTGGGACGAGGCCGCAGGCGAGTGGGTGGTGGTGGACGCGGCATGAAGGCCGCCGTCGCCATCCTCGCGCTGTCCAGCTGCTCGGCCACCGCGACCATCGCGGAGGAGACGAACGCCGTGCGGCTCCGTGCCACCAGCGCACAGAAGCACATGGCCGTCGTGCAGGCCGACCTTGAGGCCATCCAAGTGGCGGCCGCCGAGGTCCACGCCGCGCTGCCCGGCGCGGAGGACCGGGACTCGCAGCTGCTCACCACGATCCAGTACGCGGCTGTCGGCGGCGCGGTCATGGTCGCCGGCGGCGTGATCTACACACTCATCCAGAGGCTGAAGAAATGACCACGGAACAAGCGTCGATCCTCCTGTTCGTGACGCTGCTGGCGGCGTTTGCCAGCGGCTGCTCCATCGGCATTACGTACGCCCGCAACAACCCCAAGAAGAAGGCCCGCCATGCTCGCTGATGCGTCCTCGTTCCTCGGCTCCCTCTGGTTCGCGCTGCTGCTCGGCTGCATCGGCGTCGTGGGCGGGTTCTGGTACTGCCGGAAGTCGAAGTGAGGTTCTTCTGCTGCTGCCAGGGGACGGGCAGGACTTCCTGCGCGAACTGCGCCGCCGGGCTCGGAGGCCAGGCGTCTTGCCCAGCCGGCACGACGTGCGGCACGGTGCCCAACCCGCCGTTCGCCGACCGGACCACGTGCATCGCACCGCCCGGGCATGAATGCTGCGGGACGTACAAGTGGTCAGCGGCGGGCCAGATCCAGCCACTTGCCTGTCGCTACGACCTGGCAACGCCGGGAAACCCGTGCATCGCCAACAGCCGAACGGCGCTGGTCGGCGTCGACTACCAGAAGATCACGAACGGCGTCGCCGGGCCATGCCAGCAATACCTGGAGGTCGGACCAATCGCGTGGGACGTCACCTACGCAGCCGGGGCGCTGCCGCTCGCCGGCGGCGGATGCGACCTGGACGGACTCTACGACCCGGCGCCTCCGATGCAGCCGAAGATCACCGTCGAAGTCAACGGCAACACGAAGACCCAAGTGGAGGTGACGTTCGCATGGGTGTGCCAGGCGATCACGCTGACCATCACTGGACGCTGGTACACGAAGGTATGCAACCCGCCAGGAGGGAGTGGGTGCACGTGGTGGCAGTACTGCTGGGGGACCATGACGGCCACGTACCTTCGTGTCGCCGACTCGGGCGTATGCAACCGCGACGGCCTGTACCAGCGCTACCCGGGGTGCACATACGTGCATGGTCCAACGGCCACGGCGCCCCCGACCGGCTACATCCTGCTTCAGGACGTCGATCCGCCAACTTATCCCGTGGCGTGCCCGGACTGCTTGGAGTACGGCGGTCCAGGATGCGTCGACGCCTGGGAGAACATCTGGTTCACCAACACGCCCAGCTGCGCTGGCGGCGGCAAGTGCTACCGACTGCATGAGGAGTACTGCTGCGACCTCATGCCACCATCCATCACGGTATTCCTGCAATGAACCCAGACGTCCGATTCAAGGTCGACGGCAAGGTGTGGTACGTCGAGGTCCAGCTGTCACGCCCGCCGAAGATCGTGAACTGGCGGGTAGAAGACGAACCCACCGAGCCCGCCACGCCCGGCATCGGTGACGCCGTGGCCGCCGCGACCAAGGCCGTCGGCGTCAAGCCTTGCGGGGGCTGCCGGCGGCGCCAGGAGGCGCTGAACCGGGCGACGCCTGGCTGGGCCTCGCGGCTGCTCGGGCGGCTTGGACTCGGCGCAGCTCGTCCCGGACGATCTCCCGGACCGCCTGCTCGGTGAGGCCCGCGGCAGCCGGCGGGGTCACGGGCACGGCCGTGGGCGCCGCGCCCTGGACGCCCGACCGGACGGCCGACCGGAAGAACAGCCAGATCACCAGGATGACCAGGAGCGGGGAGATAGCAATCGCCGCGCAGAGAAGCCCGCCTAGGGATTCCTTCATGGTGGAAAGTCTACGGAATCCCGTACCATGGTGGCATGAACCAGCGGACCCAGGAGGCTGTTCGCCGCATGGATGCGAAGCGCCAGGAGTGGTGGATCGTCCGTCGCGATAGCGACCCGGACGGCATTTGGTACGCGGTACTTGACCCGAAATTGGGGTGGGATTGGGCGTATAAAGTAGGCCGTGCCAAGTGGTTAGCACACCACCGCATAACCCGCGCCAGAAAGGAATCTCGGACCGGCCGGAAACTGGAGGAAATTCGCCGATTGGTCGATATGATGCGCCATAGCGGTGGCCACTCGGCGAGTCGCGGCGTGGAAGGTCCACGTAACCCGACTTAACATAACGCCGAGTAACCTAGGACTTTTCTAGGTTTTACGGGCCACCGCGGGGAGACCGCGTGGCGACCGATCTGGTGTTGCAGCCGAGCGTAACGGGGGGACTGACGCCGACCGAAAGGGCGGCGGCGAACTTTGAGCTTGTGCGGGTGGTTGGTCCCAAGGTGAGGGACAACCACGTGGAGAACATTCAGGGGCGGCAGTACCTGAAGGTCTCGGGCTGCCAGGCCATCGCGAGCTCGCTGGGCTACACGACGGGGACGCTTGCCGTTCACTTCGTGGAGGAGTCCGGTTCGCTGCCGGCGCATTGGAAGGCCGAGGTCGGGGTCTACGACGCCATCAGCGGCCACATGGTCGCGAAGGGGATGTCGGCCGTCTTCATGGACGAGGCCCGGTGGAAGAAGGCGGATCACTTCGCCTGCATGGGCATGGCGCAGACGCGGGCGACCGGCCGCGCCCTGAAGGGCGTGATGGGGTGGGCATTCGCCATGCTCGGCGTCGAAGGCTCGTTCGCGGAGGAGATGCCTGCCGGAGGCGCCACGATGCCCCAGGAGGCGCCCGCGCCCGCGAAGTCACTCCCGGCCCCATCGAAGCCGTCCAAGCCCGCAGGAGGCAAGCAGGCGGGGGCACCCGTCTTTCAGGAACTTCGCGGCGTATGTGCGGGAGTCCAGCCCAAGACATCCAAGGCCGGGAAGCCCTACTGGCGTGTCGCCATCGAAGCCGGCGAAGGGGTTGAGTGGTTCACCTCCTTCGAACCCGTGAAGTTCGAGGCCGGGGCGAAGATCGTGCTGCAGCTGGAGCCCTACGGCGACGGCGTGAAGGTGAGGGACGGCTGGGTCGACCCGGCCGCAGAGGAGGTGCCGTTCTAATGGGCACCGTCACCCTCACCGAAGACGATTTCGGAAAGGCGCGTTTGATCGCACTTCGCCGAAACGAGTGGGCGTCCACGAACGCCGAGCAGAGCACGTGGGGCGGGACCTACCGCCATCCGCTGGAGATCGACATCCTCGGCACGTGCGGCGAGATGGCCCTGATGCGGTTCCTGGGCTCCTCGTCGGTCCCGACCTACGACCCAGCCCTGCGGAAGAACCCGGACGTCGGGCCGTTCGACGTCCGCACCACGGCGGTCTCGGCCGGCTGCCTCATCATGCGGCAGCGGGACGCCGTGGACCGCTACCACGTGCTCGTCGTGCAGCTGGACCGGCTGCGCTACCGCATCGCCGGCTACTGCCACGGCAGCATTCGTCACAGCAAGGAGATCCACCAGTACGAGCGGGGCGACCCGATCGCGTGGTTCATCCCCCAGGCGAAGCTCCTGCCGGCCGAGGAGCTGCACGACCTCTACATGGACGCCCAGCTGGAGGCGTACCTGGCCGACCTCGGAAGGGAGGCCAAGGATGGCCAAGCTGTATCCGAGTGACATCTGGCGCAGGGGCGACGCCTTGGACCCGCTGGAGAAGCTGGTGGCGCTGGCGCTGCTTGACTACGGCGACCGGATCTACCCGTCGCAGTCGCACGTGGCGGCCAAGACCGGGCTGTCCCTGGCGACCGTCAAGCGGGTGATGCGGAGCCTCCGGGCGAAGCTCGTCATCTCGGTCAAGCGCAACCGGAAGGGGCTCGCGTACGCCTTCGTGATGGCTCAGCCTGACACTTTTGAAAGTGTCACACAGACACCAGTAAAGGCTCAGCCTGACACCGATCCGGTGTCACAGAGAGCTACTAACTATCCCAAGAACTATCCCACCAACCAAGGCGCCCCTGACGGGGCAGCCGGAGGGTGGGAGGTTCCATCGGATGTGGAGGGGCGGATTCGCATCCGGGACCCTCGGGCAGACATCGCCTCCCAGCGGAAGGTCTGCCGGCGGGTCATGGTCCAGCACGGCTTGACCGAGGACGAGGCCCGCCGCTCCTGGCGCGACCTCTGCCTCGGGTGGGCTCGCACCGGGAGGTCGGCGTACGACATCCTCAACGAACAGGTCCAGCAGCTCGCCGGGGCTCGGGACGTCCGTGCCGTTCTCCTGCACCGGCTGAAGGGGGTGGCGGCATGAGCGACCTGTTCGCCGAGCACCATGAACGGCATGAGCGGCTGGAAACGCTTGCGAAGACGTTGTTCGCCATGTCCTCGCTTGTGGGTTTGCACGGTTGGTACCAATCCAGCGAAGACCTGCAGCAGGCATCGCAAGACGCCGAGGACGCGGGCAGGATCTTGCTCGGGAAGCCGGAGGTTTGGTCATGACCGACGAACGATGCAACTCCGACCTCGGCCCGCTCACGGCGAAGCTGCTCGAGCAGCAGCGCGAGATCGCCCGCCTCATCGCCGAGCGTGACGAGGCGAGGCGCGAAGTCTGCGGATGGGCAGGCCAGGCACGCAACCTCGACCCCAACGTGATCGCCATGCAGCGGGGCTGGAACGTGAAGGTCAAGCACGAACCCGACGCCAGGCACGACCGGCCCGGGGAGGTCGTGATCGTCAAGGTCGGCAGGCACAAGCTGCGGGAGATCAAGCCATGAAGACCAACAGCCGAGCGAAGGGATGCCGCGGCGAGCTCGAAGCCTGCCGCGCCATGGAAGGCATCACGCACCTCAAGTGGGAACGCACCGCCCAGCGCTGGGGCAACGCCACCGCC